TTATGGAGTTGTTAGTTTAGTGGTAAAACTGCGGGTTGTGATTCCGCCATCACGGGTTCGATTCCCGTACTTCTCCCCAATTTATGCCTCGGTAGTTTAATGGTAGAACGGCATCCTTACACGGTGCATACGGGAGTTCGATTCTCCAACGAGGTACCAACATGCAACTTTAGCTGATGTGGTCATAGCGGTGGTCTGAAGAACCATTGAAAGAGGTTCGATTCCTCTAGGTTGCACCAAATAAGGAAGGTAATGCAGCGGGGATGGTCCTGCGACTGGCCTTGAAAACCAGGTTCTGCTTAATCGCGGATGGAGTTCGACTCTTCTGCCTTCCGCCAACATTATGGAGAGTTGGGTGAGTGGTTAAACCAGCAGTTTGCTAAACTGTCGTTTCGAAAGAGGCGCATCAGTTCGAATCTGATACTCTCCGCCAGTTAGTTATAGTGCGATGCCCGAGAGGCCCAAGGGAACGGATTGCAAATCCGTAAAACCGTGAGTTCGAATCTCACTCGCACTTCCAAGCGGATATGATGGAATTGGTATACATATCAGACTTAAAATCTGAGTTCTCCGAGTTCGAGTCTCGGTATCCGCACCAATTATAGGTCCTTAGTAAAATGAATATTACATAACGCTACGAACGTTAAAGTGGTGGTTTGATTCCATCAGGACCTGCCAATTTTGTCTCGCTGGTGTAATGGCAGCACGATGGTCTCCAAAACCATTAGTCGGGGTTCGAGTCCCTGGCGGGATGCCAAGTTTTTGTGGTAAGGAAAGTAAAAGGAGAATGGGCAAGTCGTTGACTAGTCAATGACCAGATACCTCACCTGCCGCAAAATTATCATGGTGATATAGCCTAGATGGATAGGCGCGGGTCTCATAAGCCCGTCAGATTGGATCGTTACCAATTATCACCACCAAATAGCCACGTTGACCATTTTATGAAAAACGTGTATAATAAAGACTGTTCCCTGATAGTGTAGCGGTAACACAGTTGACTTTGACTCAACTATCACAAGTTCAAATCTTGTTCGGGGTGCCATTTTAAAAAGGAAAGAAAATGAAACGAAAGATACCCGCTAAGCAACGCAACTGCTTCGTTCGCTTGGCTCTATTCAGAAAAGCAGGGTCGCATCGTAAGAGCAACAAGGCTCTACGTCGTGCTGCCAACCAATCATTGATGGGAGTATAACTTAACGGCTAAAGTAGTAGGCTTTTAACCTATTAATCAGAGTTCGATTCTCTGTGCTCCTACCATATAAAAACACATTTCAGCAGGATGGCCTGTGGTGGATAGTTTCTGTTTAGTACAGTATCCGAAGTGTGTTTTTATATGGTACCAATGCCCCACTGGACAAATTGGTAAAGTCGCTTCTCTCAAAAGGAAGAGGTCTCCCTGTTCGAATCAGGGGTGGGGTACCAATCTGGCGTTCGTTCAACGGATAGGACATCATTCTTCTAAAGTGATTATAGAGGTTCGATTCCTCTACGCCGGACCAAAAAGTTTTGTAAGTGTCAGCAAGAGAAAGTCACGCTATCTAGGTTTCTTCGAAGGACCGAAATAGTAGAAGGTAATGGGTTCGACACCCACCCTGCGGGGAACTGCAGGGGTCCATTGAGGCGACTAAACTGGACCAGTATCCCAAGTGACGTACCGAGTCTCGTCCGGATTTATTACACGGGTGAATGGTTGCTATAATGATGGAGCAACTACTTACAAATTCAATATGGAGTTGTTAGTTTAGTGGCAAAACCACGGGTTGTGATTCCGTTATCACGAGTTCGATTCTCGTACGACTCCCCAACATTTTTAAAAAAGGAAACAATATGCCAGCAGTATTTTTAGTTAGCGATACGCACTTTGGTCATGCTGGCGTATGTCGCTTTACTCGTGAAGATGGGGTCACGAAACTTCGGCCATGGGATGATCCGGAAGAGATGGACGAAGCAATGATCAAGGCTTGGAACGAGAGAGTCAAACCTACAGATAAAGTATACCACTTAGGGGATGTTGTTATTAATCGTAAAGCATTGAAGACACTACATCGCTTGAACGGGGATAAAGTTTTGATTCGTGGCAATCACGACATCTTTAGGGATGATGAATATCGTCAATACTTTAGAGAGCTTAGAGCATACCATGTAATGAATGGAATGATTCTAAGCCACATTCCAATCCATACCGATAGCCTTGGTAGGTTCGGAGTTAACATTCACGGACACACTCACGCTAACCGTGTAATGAAAATGTGGATACGTGGACCAGAAATCGATACTAGATATCATTGTGTATGTGTTGAGCAGACACCAGACTTCGCTCCAATCCTTTTTGAAGATGTTATCCAACGAATCAAAGATGAGGGAGGTGAGGTTGGATTTAAAAATGGTAATGGTCCTACAATGTAATATGCCTCGTTAGCTCAGGGGTAGAGCGTCTCGTTTACACCGAGAGGGTCGGCCGTTCGAAACGGTCACGAGGTACCAAGTTCCTTGAAAGTGTATCATGTTAGATAAAAAAATAGACGTAGAAAAAGTAAAAGCTTTCGTTGATAGTTGTGGTCCAAATACTAAAATTTATATCGGTTGCGATTCAGAACGCTTCCGTTACAAAAATGATTGGTATGCTGATTATACATTAGCTGTAGTTGTTCATATCAATGGTCGTCATGGATGTAAAATCTTTGGTGCTGTAGAACGTGAACGCGATTACGACAATAAGAAGAACAGACCGTCTATTCGTTTGATGAACGAAGTGTATAAAGTATCTGCTTTGTATTTGGAATTGGTTGAGCAGATTGTTGAACATGATATTGAGGTTCATCTCGACATTAACCCTAAAGAGGAACATGGCTCAAGCTGTGTTGTCACTCAAGCAATTGGGTACATCAAAGGGACGTGCAATGTTACTCCTTTAGTTAAACCACAAGCGTTCGCTGCAAGCTATGCGGCTGACCGTATAAAGGAGTTGAAGTTGGCTTAACTGTTTTTCCGATCGACGTTATTCAAATAATTCATCGGAAATTCTGTTGTAATTTAAATTATGAATCATAGATAATGTAGTATGTTTATATTGAAAGGAACATTATGTCAGCAACATTAGCAAATTTAGAGAGCGCATTGGCTGGTGAGTCAATGGCTCACATTAAGTATCGATACTTCGCGAGGATCGCTCGTGAAGAAGGTTTCGAGGATGTAGCCAAGCATTTCGAGCACACAGCAGATCAAGAGATCAAGCATGCATGGGGTCATTTGGAATTACTAATCGGCAAACCATCTACTAAAGAATGCTTGCAGAAAGCAATTGATGGAGAAACATATGAGTTTACAGAAATGTACCCTCAGTTCGAATCAATTGCTATTGCAGAAGGCAAATTAGAAGTGCAAAAAGAAATGCAAGAACAAATTGCAGAATCGAAAGAGCATGCTGCTCAATTCTCCGATGTCCTTGCTAAAGCAGAGAAACGTTTTGCTGCACTTGCTAAAGTAGAACAGCGTCATGCGACAGCCTATCAAAAAATGCTACAAGAGGTGCAATAATGGATTACGTGTGTGTAGTTTGTGGCCATGTCCATGATGAGGAAGTAGAAGGCAAGTGGGAAGAGCTTCCAGAAGACTTTTTATGCCCAGAATGTGGCGTTGGCAAGTCTGATTATATTGTAATGGAATAAAAAACAGTTAATTGTTGACTCTCAAATATTTTTGTCTATAATGGTATAAATACTCATATCTCAGGGATGGGAACGTATACATAATAGTACTGACGCAACGATATGGCGTCCCTGTAACAGTAAGCAGGATCATTACTACGCCTTCGGGGTAGTTATTTTAAACTCGCTTAATTAAGGAGAACATTATGTTATCAAGCGTAAACACAACCATCGACGCCATTCAGGGCGCCAAAACCTCTTTTGTAGATACATTCGTAACTAACAAAGAACTCAAAGAACCTCTCAAGACTTTTATTGACGCGCAAGCTTCATTCGCAAAGAATGTCGCTAAGTCAGCATTTGATTTTTTCACAACCGTTGGAACAGCTGCTGCTTCCATCGACGCGAAAAAAGCATTCGCTACAAAGTAAGGAGACGGCTATGACTCTAATACCACAATTCCTTGGGAAAGACTTCGACCGTTTTTTCATCGGGTTTGATGAGCAATTTAACAACTTGCAAAAACTACACGACGACTTAACAAAGAACATTCCTAACTATCCTCCATACAACATTCGTAAGAATGATGAGAATCGCTACACCATTGAAATTGCTGTTGCCGGTTTCGGTCAGCAAGATATTGACATTGAAATGAATGATGGTAAGTTAGTTGTTCGTGGTAACATTGCAAACGACGCAGAAAGTGAAAGCTTCCTTTTCAAAGGAATTGCAAACCGTGCGTTTACTCGTACATTTGCATTGAACGATGAAATCGAAGTAAAGGATGCTGAAATTTTTAACGGCATGCTTAAAATAGCATTGGAGCGTTTGATTCCAGAGCATAAACAGCCTAAGAAAATAGCAGTAAAAGCTAAGACTGAGAAACAACTCCTAACAGAGAAGTCTAAGTCCAGCAAGCAAGAAATGCTAGTAGAGTAATATTAGCAAGGAAGGCCGAGGACAACCTCGGCTTTCTTTTTGTCCAAATCACATATGGGTAGAAACATGCATAGAGAACTAGAACCACTAGCAGGAGTAGAAGCTCCTATATTAGCAGACTTCTGGAGTTGGGTAAAGAACACATTTACTCCACATTACAGAAGCGAAATTGAAGCATACTTGGCTGACTCCGTCGACCATGCAGATGTAGAAAATAGAATCAGAACATTACAACGTAGAGGAATGATATGAAAATAATTAACAAAATTAAACGTTTTGCTGTTGCCTTTTATGAGGCTATAGTGGAGACTCGTAAGTTGCAAGCAAAAAATAGATTTGTGCAAAACAGGTGGTACTAAACTAAAGGATTGTTATGGATAAGATTATGTGCCTGAAATTGTCTTCAGGTGAAGAAGTGATTGGTAAGTTGTCCGAACAAGGAACAGCG